ACATTGTCAAGTTTAGTAATAAGTGGAACTGCAACATTGGGTGCGATGTTAGTGAGTGGAACTGCTACTTTCTCCACTGTCCCTATACTTCCTGATGATACAATCGAGACAGACGATATTCAAGATAACGCAGTTACGTTAGCTAAAATGGCAGGATTAGTTCGAGGAAAAATTATTTATGGTGATGCTTCTGGTGATCCAGCAGCATTGACAGTTGGTTCAGCAAATTATGTATTAACGGCTGATGGAACGGATATTGCATGGGCTGCGGCTGCTGGTGGTGGAAAGGTTCTTCAGGTTGTGAACATGACGAGTAACACAGTTACTACCACGACCTCAGCTTCATATGTCGATACCAATCTAACACTTGCTATCACCCCTGCTGCGTCTTCTTCTGTAATTATAGTGCAGTACAATGCTACGTTCAACCTTGGCGGCACTAGAGGTAACTGGGCTGACATTGGGTTAGAGAGAGGTGCTTCAGATATTCATAATTTCTCTGGTCATTACGCAGAAGGATTAGCAACAGGTAATTTTGATTTACACTTTCCTACTTCAGGTGTTATGGAAGATTCACCAAATACTTCTGGAGCAGTTACTTATACGGTGAGAATAAAAACATCAGCAGGCACAGCGAAATTGATAAGTCGAGGTACAGGTAGTTTGGTTCTAACGGAAATTGGAGCATAGATATGATAGATATTATTGATGCAGTTTTAGCCTTAGACCCCAATGCAGTAATAACTATGCAAGGGGAAGAAATAGAAGAGTTAACATGGGAAGATGGCAATCCAAATAACATTACCAACCAACAAATATTAGATAAACAAACAGAGTTAGAAACTAAACATACTAACGAGGAATACAAGAGAAATCGAAAAAAAGCGTATCCTGTATTGAGTGATTTTGTAGAAGCGTACACTGAGAAAGAGATTTTAAATAGAAACGATAAATGGGATGCGTATGTGGAGAATTACAATAAAGTAAGAAGCGATTTTCCAAAACCATAAGGATATAATATATGAACTGTCAATGTAAATTTCCATGTATATGTAGTGTGATAGCAATTATTGTCGGTATTATCGCTGGCATTATTATTTATAGAATAGGATTTTGATATGGCTAATTTAGGGGTAGTCATAAGTGCAATAGTAGCATTGATAGGTGGTTTATACATTGTATTGCAACTCTATGCGTATCCTTTGCCAGAGGGAAAGAAATTGGAAGTTCGTGTCAATACCAATGAGAAAATGGTAGAGAGTATGGACATGAGACAGAGGTCGATAGCGGATAAGGTGGGAAAGATACATGGAATTTTGGTTGATCAAATTAAAGATAAGAATCACGATTAACCGCCCTAGAGGTGTATATGGATAACGCAGGTCTTCTAAAGAAGGAACAGTTAAAAGCTAGGAACGAAAAGATAATGCAAGGTTGGTTACACAGATGGGTATCCAATACTGCAACTAACTATGGAAGTAAATTGTTAGGTGAAGAAGAAAACTTTGCTAACTTGTTCATGGCACATAAAAACAAACCTGCATTGATTACAGGATCAGGACCTAGCCTTGAAGATACAATACCTCACATAAAGAATTTCGATGGGTTGGTTATCAGTACCAATAGTTCTATGAGTCTGTTGATGAAGAATGGTATTAAACCAGACTATGTACATATTTTTGATGGTCAATATAAACCAGAGAGAATAGGGAACCTTCCCATAGATGACGTTACATTGATATGTGCAACCTTTGTTTTGCCAGAGATGGTAAAGTTCTGGAAAACGAAAGGGAAAGTATATGGGTTCAGTGCCTTCGATCCAGAGGAAGCATGGTTTAAAAAGTATATGTGGTATATGTACCGAGACTATGTAGGTATTCCCACTAGTGGTTCGGTAGGTCCTAACGCTATTCGGTTAGCAGCTTATATGGGTTGCAATCCCATTATCTTAACAGGGTTAGACCAAACCTTCACTGATGGAAGATATAGAGTAGATCAATATGACTACGTTGATGGCAAATATGTATTGAAAGATTTTGACCACGAAGAAGCGATTAACAAGCAACCTATCAGTTATCACAATGGGCAACAGCTTTGGTATATCACTGGGATGATGTACCGAACAGCGATTGTGGGGATAGCAGATGAGTTAAGGGATAAGGGATTATCGGTTGTTCGTTGTCACAATCAGAATGACCCAAATTTTTATAAGGTAGAAGGTGTTCTACTAGAGGAAACTAAAGGAATCGAAGTAAAAAACGCTACTATGGGTGGCGTATGGAAGAATGAACTTCCGAGATATGATTTAGTTGCATAGGGGAAAATAATGGCTATAAACAATTTAGAGCAAGCAGCGATGACTGCGGCATCTACAGGAGTAAAGACTCCCACTTATCAGGACAGAGCTCCTTTGGATTGGATGTCTTATGTTCCAGAATCGTATTCTGAGTTGCCTGCTGCAGTAAAAACACAGCGAGAAAGAGAAGTAACACAATTAGAGTCAGGCATACCAGAAGCTATAAGACAAGCTGCCCAACCAATGGCTAGGCGTGGTTTATATGGATCAGGATTGCAACTGGAAGATATAGGACAGGCTTCTTTAGATAGACAAATAGCTATAGATAAAGCAAAAACTTTGGCTGAAATTGATCCCATAAAAGCAAGAATGGCTTTGGGCGATGTTGCTAGACAGAGAGCAGTGCAAAGAGGGACAGAGGAAAGAAGACGTTTTGAACAACAAGAAGCATATTCAGAACAACAAAAAGCAAGAGACCAGTTAATGGAACAACAGACTGGAAAAACAATTACCGATATGCTTACAGGGACAGGGGGAGTGAGTGATTTATTGTTTGGACAAAAAATGTCTCCTGCTGTGCAAGCATTGATTGCTTCTGAAACAGACCCTGTAAAAAGGGCAGCATTAGTTAAAGCACTAGGACCACAACCTAGTGGAGTTTTATCCAGTATATTAGGAGAAAGTACCGCAAGTAAAATAGCAACAGGAGGCGTTCTCGGAGCAGTAGGTGGTGCACTTTTTGGAAGTCAAGGTCTTCTTGGTCCTCAAATACAAGAATTAGGGGGAGGTATACGCAAAGCTCTCACTGGTGGAGTAGATGATACAGTTCCTCGTCCAGTAAATTTAGATCAGGATTTGGATTTAGTAGACCCAACAATAGGATCAATAGAATCCGAGGCATTTAAAAGTGCAGGTCCAGAAGTTGGTGGAGCAGGTCTGCTACATTATGACTCCGAGGGTAATCGAGTTGACGCTATTGGTAATCGAGTTGACGATCTTGGAAGAAAGATAAATTTTTCTAATGATTTAGAAAATCAAGCAAGAATAGAAAACATTTCTCTAGAAACTGGTGGAGATGTAACTCAAAAAATATATTCGGATGATCCAAGAATAACCCATCCTAACTCTTTTGAAGTAGACCCTGAAAAAGTAAGGGCATTAAATCAGTTGCAGGAAGCAGCACTGGCGGAAAGCGGTTCCAACATTATTGATGAAGGTCTAGCTGCTACGATGGATGCTGATTATTTTCAAGATGACTTAAATACAACTTTTGAAGAATTTGCCGATGAGTATTCTCCATCTCTACAAGGAATATCTGACGCACTGCCGGGGAATATTCTAGATACAGGACTATCATTAGCGATATCGTCTGCTTTGAATCCTGAAGGACTTAAGGGTGTTGCTTCTAATCCATTTTCTTTCATTGGCCCTCAAATAATGGCTCAAAGTGGAGTAGGAGCTCTTTCTATTGGTAAAATGTTAGCAACACAAACTCTCCCCACAGGAGCAGCATTAAGCTCAGCATTGGCTGGAAGTTTGGTAGGAATCCCCATGGCTTTAATGGGTATGGGTGCAGCAAAAGACAAAAAAGATAGAGCCAGAGATGAGGCAGAGGAAATTAGGAATTTATCTGGTAGTGCTCGGTTTAACTTTGTTCCCGGCGGCTTGTGGGGAGCAGGGAATCAAAGGCGTTCTCCTGCTCTTGATGAAGCTAGCGGACACTTTACAGTTACAGATCAGCTTACTGGTTTAGGTAAAATATATACAGAAGACCCAAGAAGGTCAGTAATGGGTGGAGACTCTCTATCAAAACGTGGACAAGACTTTGCTAGGGAAGCTGGTATTGAATACACCAATCCTGATCCTGATGTTCAAAATACAAGTCAGAAATGGTTAGGAAAACAACAATTCTATAGCGAACTAATTCCAGATTTGAAACCAATATTTATGGCTGGTTTAAGAGGAGAGATGTCTAGGGAACAAACTGAAGATGAGGTATCCAAATATACCAATAAATTTTTTGAAGAAAATCCTGCCATCCGTCAAATACATACAATAAATAAGAGAATAAAAGATATAGAACATCGAGAAGCAGATGAAATTGACACTGTGCAAGATCAAATAATGGCATTGAAAGAACAGGCAAACGTATTATACGAACAAGTGCCTTTAGCATGGAAAAAGGCTACTGGTTTAACTACTCAGGTAATTTCTTTAGAAGAAATACTAGAAAAAGCTAGATTTATTGAAGACGAACAGGAGTAAATTATGGTATCTCCATGGGTAGCAGGTGCACTGCAAGGTCTTGAAAAAGGCATGGCAGAACGAGAACTTGTGAAAGAAAAAGATTTAAAAAATCTACTTGCAATTCGTAAGTTGCAAAGAGAATCAGCCTCACAAAAGATTATAGATCAACTCAAGATAGAGACAACAAAGAAATTAACAAGGGAAGCCACAGACAAGAAAGACATAAACAAGTTAATAACAAAATCTTTTGATGACAGAAGAAAAAGTTTGTCTGCATTTGAAAAATTTGCCCAAGAAAAAAGAAAGAGTGCCGATAAATATGGGAAAGGGTTGGTAGAAGAGGCAAGAGTTGTTGGCTCTGGTATAATCGAAGACCCAACTGACGAAGGTACGATTACGGAAGAGTTAGACAAGCAATCAGAAAGGTATGTACAAACAGAACAAGATTATGCCAAAAGGCTTCTTCAACCTTTTGATTCAGGGTTAAGACAGATTCAGGAACAGAAATCATTTCTTGATTTACAAGAAGCAGGGGCTAAGGCTGACACTTCCAAATTTGTTATAGAAGAAATGAAACGAAGAACAACAGGGTCTAGAGATTGGGAAAAAAATATCAGCAACGCTATGGTAATAGCTATAAGATCTTTGTTGATGAAACATAATTTAAAAACACCGACATACGCAATATATAAACAAGCTGAAAAAGACGTAGCAGCGAGACAAGCGGAATTAGCAGGAGGAAAAAAGAAAGCACAGTTTGAAGCAGAGTGGAAAGCAAAAAAAACTGTTCTTAAAAGAACAATTAATCCAAGAACAGGAAGATATTATACTGATGCGGAAGCAGACCAGTTATTAACAGAAACGTTTAGGGTAAATCAGTATAGAAATCAAAGAACAAATATGGAAATTGTTATGCAAGAAAATAAGATATTTTTTGATGGATTGACCCCAAAAGAAAAGTCGATGGCTTACAAAATGGGCTTTACTCCTGAAAACTTTGGAACAATAGACGCTAAAAAAAGACGAGCACTTTCTTTACTTGTTAAAGACAAGGAATATAAAGACGATGCTAATAAATATTTGGCAATGAGAGATGCAAAAATTACTTCCTATATGAACGAACATAAGGTAGGAAGGCCAACAGCAGCTGCGTTTATAGATAAAAGATTTGGTTTCTCTATTAGTGAAGAAGGAGTAATAACTGTAATTGACAAAGCTGAAGGAAGACCTCTTTTCCGTGCTATCCCAAATTGGTTAAAAGAGAAAAAACACCCATTTACACCTACTAAATTGAACGAGTTTTACACCAAAACGATAAAAGACAAAACAACAGGAAAAACAAAACAAGTCATAGATACAAGTAAAGGTCTGTTTGGAACATTGAGGGATATGCAATTTGGTATTGTAGGTATATTTGCTAAACTTGGTTCAGACCTTAGAGCACAAACAATGGATAAGAAAGAATATGATTTCGTTAAAGCACAATGGGATTATCGGTTAAAAAACTTCAGAAGACTATATATTCAATATGAACAATCTTTATCAAAGTCAAAGAGAACATTAACCGCAGAAAGAAGAAGAGAAATTGATAAAATTTTAGAAGGAATTACTCAAGGTAAGTGGCGTAATTCAACAACTAAAGCAGTAGCTACTCTTCAAGGAATAAGAGGGGCTCTTAAAGAAGATATTCTATGGGCAAACGATATTCTGTCAAATCAGGATCATGAAGACAGTCGTATACGACCCACAAAATTACAGGTAATTGAAGCAAAAGCAATTTTGGGTGGTGTTACTAGAGCCAGTAGATTAATAAGAGAAATTGGACCTGTACATCTAATAAAAAGTATTCCAAAAGGAAAGTCATTCAAAGAAAATATCCGTGGGTGGTTTCAAGGAATAATACCTCCTCCCCCTGTACTTCCTGAAGAAGGTTTGGGAATAGGTAAACGTAAAAAAAATATCACACCCCCAGACAGTAAAGAAAGAATCGAAAGGGTGCAATAATAAAGTTGACTGTAGAAAAGGAACATAATTATGGCTAAAGTTACAATACCAATTCCTAAAGAAAGCCCATTAAAAAATATAGTTAAACTTCCAGAGGATGAAAATGTTATGGGTGCTGGAGGAACAGGAGTCGGAGATCAGGGAATATACGGACAAGAGATTAAAAGAGCGTTACGAAAAAAACCTACTGGAATCATTTCTCTTACTCCAAAAGAAAAAAGACTGATTCCTCAATTTCCAAGAAAATATAAGGGAATCACGTCTGGAAGAGACAAAGATTTGCAAAAATCTCTTGGCTATGGAGAAGGACCTTTTGCAAGACAAGAAAAAAGATTAAAAAATATTGAAGAAGAACAAAAGGAAAAAGAAAGATTAATGGGAGCTTTGGCTCCAGAACCAGCAGACCCAACTCCAGACTCTGCTAATGTTGCTCTTCTAAAAGGACAAAAAGCCGATTTAGAAGATGTAGATAGAAGTGTAGGAGGATATTTGTCATATCCATTTTCTAAAGAAGGTGGGTCTTCGCCTAAAAAACTAATAAGTGGATTTTGGACTTACAATCCAAACCTTTCATTTACTACTAGAGCATTTTTAGGTGGTATCAATAAAGAAGGAAGAATAGAAGAAGGAAAAGGAAAAGTAAATGATCCAAAAGAATTTTACGAGTTTACGGTTCAAGTTCCTTGGTCTACTAAACCTTCCGTTTGGCATCTCAATGTACCTCCCACTGAAAAAATTAGAAACCAATTAATTCAACAGGCAAAAGATGAATACTGGAATCAAAGTCCAGCAAAGCAAACAGAAGATTTTTTAATATGGGCCAAAAACAATATAAGAAACGCTATTAAACACGCTACGGGAGGAGAGTTTTGGAACGAATTTGCTTTTGAATCTTTGGTTGGTATGCAAGTTGGAGCAATAAACTACAATTACTTAAATAAAAAGATGTCTCCTACTTATTCAAGGTTAAGTGGATTGTCGAAAAAAGGAGGTCAACTAAGAAGTCCCATTCGTGCAGGTTCTGGCAGAGGATTTATTCCTCTTATGCAAATGGCTGTCGCAATGTTTGCAGATTGGTCTTCGGAATTTGCTTTGCAACAGACAGGTGTTTTTCCTAAAGATAGTTTGTCTTTGTGGATGATACCATTTATGCCAATTGCATTTGGGGTCGCAGGAAAGGTATACAGGGGTGGAAAAGCAGCACTGGCACACGGTCCATTAAGTTCATTGGCAAAACAAAACAGAGCACAAAGGACTGCTGTAAAGTGGCTTAGCCAATTCGCTGAGTCGGCAAGTAATAAGGTATTGAAAAGTAGAAGAATGAGAGCGCTTTTGGGACTGGACACAAGGATAGTAAACTCAAAAATAATGTACGAGAGGTTGGAGACTCTATATCCAAACTTCGAGTTACCAACAGAGATGTTTAATAATTACAATAAAGCCTTAGACAAAGTATTGGCTGATGCGTCATCGTACATAAAAGTAGGAAACGTAGACGCAGTAGCATTAGCGGAGCGAGCAAAATTGTTTAAAGAATTACTGAAAAATGAAGTTGTTACTTATAAAGATATTACAGCTTTATCTTCTGAAATAGGACACTATATTAGAAAAATAGGAAATGATACTGCAAAAGAAGCGGCAGAAAAAGGAATGTTTGGAAAAGCATTTAATGGTGCTGAAAGTGGAAGAGTATTATTCAATAGTTTAACTGATGATTTAGATGGCTTTATATTTAAACATGGTCGTGGTAGTTCAGGGAAAAAACAATTTTATCCAGATACTTTATCAAGAAGGAGGTTAGACAGGAAAGGTGATCAAAACCAACCTCTTGGTATTGAATGGATAAAAGCAAAAAGAGCAGAATTTAGAGAAAAAGGATTGAAAATTCCAGAGAAAGGTCAACTGCTTCATGAAGAACTATATAAGAGAAAGGTCAAACGCTTCATGTCTGAGTTTAAGCTTTTAAAAAGAGATGAGGTTCAAAACTTATATAATATACGAACTCGTGGAAATCTAACTCCCCTACAGAAAAAGCAACTTGCAAATTATGAATATGGAAGAAAAATGGCTTCTGCTCGAACAACACAAGACACTGCCCGTGTTCTTAACCGTTTTAAAAAAGCGAGACAAATGGCTAACGCAGAATATGTTGCTGCGGACTGGAATGATGTTTTAGATGCCGCAGGATTAACAAATGCTGCTTGGATGAAAGGTGTGCGTCTTGCCAGAAGTCCGAAAGAACAAGTTTTAGGTCAAGTGGATGAAATAGATTTTGGAAAAGTAATAAAAGGTTTTAGGGAGAGGGCATTTGATCCAGATGGAAAAATAAGTAGCGTATGGAAATCGGTCATACCAGAAAAAGACATAAGAAGGTTAAATAAATTTTTAGGTTGGATGGAGACCCAAGCTGGAAAAGGAGGGTTCGGACCCGGCGGCTTGGTTATTCGTGGGAGATCAGCAAACATAGCGGATAGAGTTATGAGTGCCATGTTAGGTGGAAGTTTAGCGAACAGTGCGTTGGGTGCTATCCCAACAGCAGCTGCGGCTACTGCGGCAGCACAACTGCCAGAAATTCTACAAAGATGGACTACAAAGTCTAGGTTAGGTGCTGCTTTCTTAGAAAATATTTTACGAAGATCAAAAATGTCTAAAGTACAACAAGTTCAAATGGCTCATATGATGGTAAGTGTGATACGTTCAGAAAATAAAGATGGCGTAAACACAGGTGAAACAAATAGTAGTCTTAGGGAATTTATAGAAAAAGATGTCCCCCTGTTCCTTTCTTATATAAACAAATCAAGAGAAGACCTTTTTGAATATGCTAAAATGCAAATAATGCCTACAGGAGGAAAAATAGATTTAGGAGTCATTCAAAAACATAAAATAATGGGGACTTTTGACACAGAGAAAGAAAAAACGATTCAAAATTACATGGATATGACAGGAGCAGATAGAGAAACAGCAGAACGTAGAATGACTTTAGCGATAGAGCAACAAAATGAAAAAGAATCTCAACAAACTATAGATGCATTTGATGAAGAATAAAACATTGACAACCCTATAGAGAGGGTTTTATGATATACAAGACTGCAATTCTAGCATTGAGTATGTTTTTTATGCTTGGTGCTACTACTCCGACCCAAGAGAAAAAAGAAGTAATTCGATTTGTTATGCCTGCAAATATGTCTAATTGTTTCATTCCTTTGCCCTGTAATGCGTATGCGATAGGCTATAACACTATGGGTACAGGTATAAGGTTTTCAGATGAGATCGTTATTCGAGTGGATCAGAAATGCTTACGAGAAAAAATTCTGCCCTTGCTTAAGAAAGATGGGAATGGAGAAGAACTCAAAATTCGATTCGGCTTTTAAGAGGTTAATGATATTTGAAGGTGGGCACGTTATAGATGAACGAGATGCAGGTGGTGAAACGAAGTACGGAATCTCTAAGCGTTCCTATCCACACCTAAATATAAAATCTCTCACTAAGAAACAGGCGAAAGAAATATATCGCACAGACTGGTGGGAGAAATACAAGTACGACAAGATGGCTACCATGTGTGACGGAGACTACTCAGAAGTAGCGTATCGGTTGTTTATCCTCGCAGTGAACATAGGGCCCAAGTCCGCCCACAAATGTTTGCAACGAGGATTACTAGCCTGTGGTGAGGAATTAGATATTGATGGAATCATAGGAGAGCAAACAAAGAGACTGTTATTAAGTAACGGGCATAAAATAATATATCCGTTCAGGTCTGAAGCTGCTGGTTTTTACAGAGCCTTAGTAGCAGGTAGACCAGAACTAAAACCCTTTTTAAAAGGTTGGCTCGATAGAGCCTATTCATAAGGAGCAACACAAATGTTTATAATTGAGTATATATCAAAGCTACCAGACGTACTTCATGCGATTACATTAATTATATCTGGTGCAAGTATTATTGCATCTATCACCCCTTCACAGGTGGATAACAATTTCTTGAATATGATATCTAAGATTATCAACACACTTTCATTCAACATTGGCAAAGCAAAGAATGCTGATGATGATGTGTAATTATGTGGGGATTTATAGGAACTATCCTAAACTCCATAGGTGGTACATTTCTGAAATGGTTTTGGAGAAAGAAAGAAAATGACAGGATTGCTGACTCAGTTCATGCAGACATTGAGATTAAAAACTTGGAGAAGATCAATAAAGGTCTTCGGAGTCGTGATGCTCTTAACCATTTGCGTTGGAGGGACAGGCTGCTCCACGCTAAATACAAACGCAAGGACTGACGTGAGTTGCGAAGTCTTTAAGGTAATTACTTGGTCCGACAAAGATACTAAGCCTACGTTGGAACAGGTGTTCGCCCATAACAAAACTTGGGATACTATATGCCAGTAACTTATGCTATTTTAAATGATCTCCACGCTCCCTACCATGATAAAAAGGTACTGAACTTAGTTTTATCTTTCCTTAAAAAGAAAGAGGTGAAGATAGATGAGATTATTTTGAATGGAGATATAGTCGACTGCTATCCGATAAGTACATTTGACAAGAAACCATTTAGCCCTTCGTCTATAGATTTAGAGATAGAGGAACTAGAAAAGTTTATCAAGGAACTGCAAAAGATAACACCCAAGATTACCTATATAGCAGGAAACCATGAAGATAGAACTAGGAAATGGATATGGAAAAATGAAGCTATCCATAGACTAGGACAAGATAGAGGAATACAGGTAAGTAAATTATCCTTCGCTACCCTGTACGGACTAGATGAATTAGGCGTAAAGTATTTAGAGTATGGTGATGGTGTATGGCTCGGAAAATTATGGGTAACTCACGGGGAGGTCATAAGGAAGAATGCAGGATATACAGCTAAAGCAGAATTTGACCGCAATGGGGTTTCTACATTAACAGGACATACACATAGAGTAGGAAGATATTCCCATACCAACAGAGGCGGTAGCTATGCCTCTTGGGAGAATGGTTGTCTATGTCAATTGAAACCAGAATATATAAAGGGCATTCCAGACTGGCAACATTCTTTTGCAATAATTAACGTGGGAGATAAGGGAATGTTCAATGTTCAACAGATAGATATTTTAAATAGGAGTTTGCTGTTCTATGGTGGCAAAGAGTATTCTTGAACTTCTAGATAATAAACCAAATGCAAATCAATTTGATTTCTTAAATAAAAAGGGCACACCCCCAGTCATAGAAAGGGTGTGCCCTGAGTCACATCATCAAGAAGAAACTGGAGGAAAACTCCCTGATGATGCACCACGTAATGAATCCTCTCTCTCACAGCAATGAACAATTTTAGTTATCAAATAATCTCCATCGCTTAAATACTTTTTAACAGTAAATCCTTGAGAGAGATGTTCCACTAAGTGAACGTGGTTAACTACTTTTGTTTCTTCCACTCTCTATCTCCTTTGGATCAATTTGAATTACAAATATTGCTAAACCAGAATCGTCTAACATCAACGCAAGACCATCATCACTGAGAGCCTTGCGTATTGGTACTGGTATTGCCTTACATCTCTTAACCTGAAATGCGAAGGACTTTCCACTATCTAGAACCAAGTCTCCGCCAAACTGGTCTCCAGATCGTTTGTGTATATTCCAACATCTTTTTCCTTTAAACATATTTAGAAGAAAGGATTGGAAAATTCGATTTCCTTCCGAACCCCTTCTCCTGTTAGACCGAGCAATAGAGGCTTTACTTCTCGAATTCAAACTGTGTTTCCGTTGTACCATATCTCCATTCCTCAAAATCCGACTGATAAATTCTTATGTGTCCTCTCCTCCCGTTCCCTAAATCTGCTCTGTGTACTCTTCTAAAAACACCTGCTTTGACCATCTCTCTCACTGTATGAGTAGAGTACCCCATTATAGTTGCGATATCATTTACAGTCAACATACGTTCTATTCCATCGTCATGTTCTGCCTTTGTTTCCATATCCCGATTCTCCTTTGATTAAATCGTGTTCGTTATAAGGTACTTGTTTTTTCCATTCAAAATTTCCATCTGAATATATTTTATATTCTAAACTTGCTTGACGTAATGCCAGATTTGATTTGACATGAACAATAACACTTCTATCTGATGTTCTGTCTAAGTCTATTTCTTCCTTAACCACTCCCACTAACATCATACTTCTCGCTAACCCTGACAAACCACTACTACCTGATAACCTGTAAATAGCTTCAGAAGACTGAGATTTGTTTAGATGACTGACACAAACGATTGCACAGTCTTGCTCTCTCGCTTCCACTAATAAATCAGACAATACTTCTCTTATCTCGTTGTCCGAACTTGTATTAATGTAAGAGGGAAAGAAATGGTTTAGAGGATCAATGACAACCATCTTTGCTCTAGTTTCTCTTATCATCTGTTTTATTTCTTCTATACCGTCTTCTGTAAAGTGAATCCCTTCGTCGTAGGAATAAATTTGTCGCATATTCACATTGCCTTCGCCAAACCCTTCGAGTCTTTCTTTTAATATGCTACTACTATCTTCTCCTAATAAGAAAAGACTCCTAAATGGTTTAAAAGAGGGTTGAAATGGAAGTCCAGTTCCCACAGAACCTGCTGATGCCAGTGCTGAGGTTATGAAACTTTTACCACAGCCGGGCAATCCGAACAGGATTGTCAGATACCCTCTCGGTATCCTATTATCCCACAACCAGTTTACCTTTTCAGTTTCCACTTCACTCATTCTCTTCAACTTCTGTGAAGGCATCTCAATCACCTTCGCATTTTTAACTATGCCTTTTAAACGTGGTAGTGTACCTCTTCTTTCCTCTATCCACTCCACAAAATCTTCTGTAGGGAACAGGTCGGGTAAGGATATAATCTTACAACTTATCTTCTCTTTCAATAAATCGGTAGCAAAGTCCTTCGCATATTTCTCTCCTGCATTGTCATTGTCTTTGATAATTACTGCTCTTTCCACATTCATTTCCTTTAACCATTTTGCACAAGAAGGATCGACGTTACTTCCATTCGGAGAACAAGTAGCTTTCCACCCTGTAAACTCAATAAACTTCTCTACCGCCTTCTCCCCTTCTAGAATGAACACAGTTCTTTGGTTTCGGAGAGTATCTAGTTTATAAGGAATCGCTCTTTTTAATGGCTTTTTCCAAAAGAAAGTCTTTCCCTTGTCGGTATCTTTTCTTGTTTTTATGCCGACTGTTCTTCCTAGATGATCTTTGTACTCGTACTCCACTTAAATCTTCCTCCTTTAAATTAAGGGAAGACAAGATATCCTCAGTAGTGCAACCTGACCTACATTTAACTACGACTCTTCCACTGACATTGGATTCAAACCAGTAAAGAGAGGGATTCTTGTCATTATGACTTGGGCAAAGTCCTCTCCACCAACTACCATTGGGAGAAGACCTTGCCTTTTTTATGTAACTACTAAACTCTTCACAATTCACAGTGAAAACACCTTCCTCTTACTATCGTCGTCAGGGTGATAAAACTTTATTTTTTTTGGATAAGTGTTACAGCAATCGACTATCGCATTTGCTTCCACAAATAGTTCTGTATAGTAGTGTTGATATTTAGAATTTGGAAGACAATGGAACTTATCTATTGTTTCTACTGAAAATGGAAATGGCTGACAGATAACCACACAGTCTGACTTCTTCACTGCGTCCATGCCAAACTCTACGCTACTTACCTGTCTATCTTTAGAGAGCCACATCTTAGGAATAAGAGGGTCGTAGTATTCGACGTTTGCCTTCTTCTCCTCTAGTATTTTCCAAATATCACGACAAGCACTCTCTCTACTGTCTGCAACCTCTGGTTTATAGGAAGCACCCAATAATAAAATGTTAGAACCCGCAATTTCTTTAGATTGCGTGATTTCTAAAGATTTCCCAATCAATCCTGTTATGTGGTAAGGAACAGAATTATGTATTGCCAACGCCTTCTCTACCAGACCTAGAGTGAACCCATTTTTTCTTGCACCAAAAGCTAAAGCGGTAGCATCTATGCCTATGCAATGGCCACCGATTCCAGCACTTGGTCTGAATGCGTGGTATCCAAAAGGTTTTGTCTCCGCTCCCTGACATATCTCCCAAATATCTAAACCAACTTCAGAAACATACTGAGACAACTCTTGTATTAACCCTATCCCAACCATTCTAAAACTGTTCTCTAGAAGTTTAATTGCTTCCGCACACTCTACCGAACTGACAGGAACTGCCTTCGTTATCTTGGTATAGAGTGTCTCGGTCAACTTCTTACAGTTCTCTGTAATACCAGATGTTATCTTTGGTACATCATGAATAGTGTATTCTTTATTGTTAGGGTCAACTCTCTCTGGTGAACAACCAACAAATACATCCACCCCCACCTCTAATGGAGTTTCCACTTCCCCTTTTTTATCTAGGGATTGTTTCTTTAGTTTCTTTGCAATTTTTCCCCTAGTTACCCCAATAGGTACAGTAGACTCTAGTATAATCAACTTCCCTTTCAGAGAGGGGAGTCCCTTCAACGTCTTTAACACTTCTTCAATCGAAGACATATCAGGTACCCCTCGCTTACTCAAAGGTGTTGGTACACAGATGATAACTACATCTGCATTTCTTATGTGTGATGGGTCGTCGTTCACTTCAAATCTCAGTAATTGATATTCAGGTTTCGACATCATATCCCTGAGTTTCGCAATTCGTTTGGAACTTAATTCATACCCCGTTACCTCATACTCCTGTTGTGAAAATGCAGATGCAATACTTGCACCTACAAATCCACAACCTATTACGGATATCTTTGCAGACTTATCTTTAATCTTTTCTAATAAACTAGAATGGTATATCATCTTCATCTACTCCTTGCGTTTCAGTCTCCACTAACTCCGCTTCCTCTTCCCCTTTCGATACCTGTTTTAAACCTATCTGTATGGCACTCATTATAGTTTGCTTATCGTCAGAACTAATATAACGAATACTGTCTGGACTCTGTATAGGGATTCTTTTCTTTGCTATCTTGTCGTAAACCATAAACTTACTATCGAAGATGTAATCCCAAATCTGACCGAAGGTAACTCCACTCGCCTCTCCTGCTTTTTGCATATCTCCTGCCCACTTTTGAGTGATAGCTTCATCATTCCCATTGTCATCTTTACCCCAGAACCAATGTTCAGATTTAGATGGTGCACCTTCGTGAACTTTAGGACTGGCAGGTTTGCCATTCGACGAAGGTACACTTGTGGTCTTTTGGGTAGGAGTTTTGCGTACAATCGATTCTCCGTCGTTATCCGACTCTGGACAAGATAATCCGAAAAATCCACTCAACATATACCTTTTTTGGTACGTCGTATAGCTACCGAAATCCTGTGGGTTCTCCATTACCGAATCTGGAATAGAGATACAGGACTCTTGAAACTCTTCGCTATCTTTATCCACTACCTGTAACTTTAGGATGTTTCTACCACTCCCTGCATTACAAAACTTAAACACATGGAACAATCCACTACTCTCCAATGGTCTTTTTATAACTTTATACATATCGTCTAAAGTAGAATAGTCGCTATTGAAAAATGGATTTTTACCACTTTTCATTACAAACAACTTATCTATTTCATACTGACATTTTGCTCTTTTTTGTCTAAAGGACAAAGGTTTTTTCTTAGTACTTTTTGTTTCTTCTGTTGGCATTTTCTACTCCCTCTTTGATTTGGTTTATTTTAATTTCTAACATACTCAACCTCTCGTCAAGCTCTGCTAAACGCAAGTCTAGTTTCCTCCTTTCCTTTTTTCCAATCTCTCCAGACTTATTTCTTTTCATTTCCATATTAACTATCCTATCTCTCATTTCCTCCATGTTTTTAGGAGGTACTATATCTGGTGTGTGACTCTTAATTTTATATTCTTTCATATTTACGGATATTACAGTAATAAAATTATTTTCGCAATTCGTTTTACAAAAATCAAAAAACATGATATTTAAATACACTCATGTACTTTGCATGAGGATATTGAGTAACAACGAAATATCCGAATGCTTGTGCGAAGCACAACCCTTTAAAACCTAACTTGCTTTCTCAAACACACTTTCTACATAGTCTCCGCTGTAATTAAACATCTTTTCATCTTCTATAAATACATACCCAACATAAACTTTAGTAGTCCTGTACACTTCTACTGATACAGACCAGTATTTCTTAATAGCTTTCCATGCTTTGTCAAAATCTTTTCCTTTATAAACAGGCAAGAAATCTGTCCCTTCGATAACCTGTATATAATATCCGTCGTCTGTAATCTTCTTAATCGCCCTTTTCGTTTCTTCTACTTTACGCATCACCACCCCTCCTTAGAAAAGTAGTTAATGTCTCCGCCACCGTCTGTTGAATTGATGGAATACATTCTATATCCCACCTTCGACTCAGTTCTTCCTTCACCGCAGCCCATTGACAGTCCGAAAACCTTCTCTCGCACCACCTTTCAACATCTTGGCGAACAATGATATCAGCAAGGATTTCATCATCTTCACTAAGTTCTTTCAGTTTCCTATTGATAGAACTTTTTTTAGTCACAAGCATTTTATTTAACCTCCCTAAATTTTTCCCAAGCCAATTTTTTAGCCTCTTCCTCACAATAACCTTCTTCCAAAAATTCTTCATACAACCTTTCCAAATTACACTCTTGCCAATTTTCAAGACTCATCACTTTCCTCCCTTTCTAAAAATTCAGCTACCTTTTCACTAGGATCACCATTTGAATTTAACTCCAACCACATATCCATAGAACCTTGATTTAAAATCAACTCGGCTACTGCACACTCAAGGTTGTATGTAATCTCACCATCTTTCTTATACTTGTGGTAATCGTTTTCCAAATTATTTTTCTTGATCATTTCTTTAAACAATTTATTCCTCCTCCTCTAATAACTCTTTTACGGATTCAGTACCTGTAATCTGCCGAAGCTGACTGGTACAAGTTCCAGTAAATTTATATTTTCTATCCTCCAACTTCAGCTTTAACTGATACTTCTTAAGCTCAAGTGGTTCAAGTTTCTTTTTCTTATTACGTAATTGTACTGACAATCTGTTGTACTTTTCTAGTTCTCTAAGAAATCCTCTTAAGTTTTTCTTAAGTGGGATTCCATTTACTTCCTTTGGAATTTGCATTATTTAAAATATCCTTCCTTCACTATAATCACATCTCCTACAATGAAATCATCAGTAATAAAATTATTTCGATATAGTTTAGTTGCTTCTTCGTTTATTGGTTTTTCTTTCAACTTACCTTCCTCATCAAATACCAAAGTATCTCCATTCTCTAGCGTTGCTATTTCTATCAAACCTCCTACCAATTCTTGCATTTCTTCTAGTTCTATATCTCTTTTTATAATATGTATCTTTGAATTTCGCATTCCTTCATTTTTCAGTTTTGCATTTCGCATTTTTTCATTTTTCATTTTTGCATTTCTCCATAATTAAGAATAGTTTTTGTTCCTTGCATTTCTTTCCTCTTTTTCTGTATCTCCAAACTTGTAACAACATTTTAAAATCTCCTTTCTTCTTTTATACTACAGTAAACTATAATAATCAATCGTTAAAAATAGTATCTTTTCTTTTTATCCTGCCATTTTTAAAAGGTTATTTTTTCCTGCTCCATGAACTTCTATTGCTATACTCTTTCCGTTTTTCCTTCCGTCGCATAGTCCACATTGGTTACATTGCACTTTCGGGAATGGGCAAAGAATTTCATTTTTTGTGATCTGTTCGTTTTCTCTTAATACTCGGAATGTTCGTTTTTTGTTTTGCCATGCTTGATCCGCTTGCCCTAGTGAGTTAGCGGAGACCATCAAAAAATCATGTATTGAAGCGTTTTTTTCTGGGTACTGATTTGTGTAACCCGTCAAAGCTCTTTTTTTCTTTTCATCCAACTTATTTTGAAAAGAATCTAAAACATGAAAAGGAACAGTTCCACTATCTCCATACGATCCATGCCTCTGACCTCGATCGTCAAAACTGGGATCGTCGTTGATCCTCTTTGCTAATTCTACGGGATCAATCTTTGGATAGTTTCTCTTTTTAAACGATCTGAAAACCTGCAAAACAGATTGATAAATTGAAACATAACAGACACGATCTTTCGCTGTTTTTGCGTTCGGATCGTCGTTGATCTCGCCTGTTAACTTGCACGATCCGCATTGAAGATCGAGACCGTTTTTATTTGCGAGCATGGGATCAAGGTTCTTATTCAATATAAAAGTTTGCATCATATTTCCAGTTTTGCGATTTTTTGACGGGGTTAAAATTTGAATAACTACAATCTCATCTTTTAAGTTTCGCATTCCTTCATTTTTCAGTTTCGCATTGTTATATTTAGAAGTTGTGAAACATGGTTTTCCGTCGTATATCACGAACCCGCTTTCTTTAATTCTCATTTTTAAAACCTCCAGTTTTTAAGATTTTTAAAAAAAACAATTTTGAATAAAAGAAAGATACTATTTTTTTTTGTTGATCGCTCGTGTTGTCTGCATCCTCCGAGAAAAAAGAAAAAATTAACTATCTAAGATTGATCCGTTCAGTTCCTTTTCTGTCTCTTCGAGCTTGTCTTGTGTTGCCATCAAATCAAGCTCCAAACCTTTGATCTGATCTTTGAACTGGTCGATCTCTTTCGTTTTATTAATTAGAACTTGTTCACGGCCTCGCATAATTCCCTGAAGATAATTTCTAACATCTTTTTTTGTTTTCCCGACGAACTCGATCATGATCTTATCTTTCGAGTAACTTTGGAAAAAATCCTCAGAATGAAAAGAATTAATACCTTGATAAAAATCCTCCGTTCTCTTGATTTGATTCTCAAAATTTTTAGCAATCAAGACGAAACCCGTTTGGTCTTTAACTTCTTGATAATCAAATTCTCCGATACTATCAAATATTCGATCTCGTGATCTTTGGGTTTCTTTAGTTATGAATCTGAAGTGAGTATCGTTTTTTTGTATGTATGTATTTTTTAAATTGAAACATTGAAAATATAATTCGCCGTCTAGCTGACTCGCATCGATTAGACGTTCTGTTTTTGGTGAGATCATCAATTCATTTTTAACAATCGCATTGCATTTAGAAATAAATTGTTTCAGATAATTATGGGTAACGTTCTTACCTAAGAAGTTGAAGTGTATACTTTGTAAAAGTGTGGAGAACATACTTTGGAAAAATAAAGATACTTGTTTCATTTTTAAAACCTCCAGTTTTGGAGGATGCAAACACAACAGCGATCAACAACCCTGTCAGTCTGTAACGTAACCCAGTTCCATGAAAGAAAACTACTGAGTTAAAACTTTTTTGACTCTATCATTTTCTAGCGTTCTCACTTCTAGAATATCTTCAAAATACTTTTTTCCGTCTTCTATTCTTTCCTTTAGTTCGTCAATGTACATGAGTTCCAGAACGCTGTAGTCTTCGCCTTTCTCTTTAATCCATGCAACCTCCGCAAAGCAATCAATCGCCATCCCTTCCGCTTTTTTTCCGTAGTTGAATTCTTCAAAATAGCGACCATGAAAAGTCCGCATGTGCCATGGGAACTCGTCGTGTGGTGATCCGTCTTTATTGGTGTGCGTCGCTAAGTTCCACACAACGTATTCAAGCTGGTCGCCAACCATACATAACACAAGAAGATGCTCCAGTGTAAATCTTAAACCCGTTATAGTTTCCTCTGTTTCTGGGTCGACAAAATCATCAAGGATGCGATCCTCGTATATGAATGAATCAATGACAAATCTTTTTGTTGTGCTTTGATATTGATATCCAGTTGGTTGTATCATTTTATGATCTCCAGTTTTGAGAACTGGGTCACTTTATAGACTGACAAGATTTTTTCGAATGTAAAAGAACGGTTACTTTCAATTAAGAAACTCAATCAATTTTGAACATGGTCTTTAATTGGTTAATCCAAGATCGCTATCACCTAAAAAAACCTTACAAAAAACCATACCTAATACTACCATACTGATAGATAGGGTCAATAGACGTAGGAAACTATTTCACTTTCTTGGATGGTAGTAGATGTACGATAATACTGTAGTAATTAAGTTTTCATTCAGAAAAAAAATTAAACGTCAAGAGAAGAAATAAAATAATATACGTATATATACTTGACAAAATGCGATCCTTTAATAGAGGCGATCTGAGATGTCGTTTTTTCCAACGTACTATCACATTGGAGCGTGTCCGATCTCTTAACAGGCGGCTCCTATGCAGTTTCCACAACATATAGTATGATCTGATAACACATGCACTATATATGGTACTACTACATATAGTATGCTCCTATAAAATATGCACTACATATTGTGCTACTACATATTGTGCTTTCGCATTATCGCAACCACTACATATGGTATGATCATCTCGCATGAGATTATGTGAGCATGGTCCCCTCAAATTATGTGAGTGCGATCGACTCACATTTGTTTTCGCATTTTATTCGTCATACTTTCGCTAAATTTTCGCCGCGGCTGCCCACAGCTCGCTTCGCTCGCTGCGGCTAACTAAGTCACGCCACGCAATGATATACCTTTTCTCACGAGTGCCGATTTTTACAGTTGACTAAAGCATAGGGTATGGTGGTTCGCAGGAGTGGGTCGTCCTAATTACTACTCACCACATGGGTCCGAATCGTATTTTTTGGGGTTCATTTGGGTGCGCGATCTTGACTTTGTATACATTGTAGTATAGTTTGGTAGGTACTTCATGTTGGGAAAAAGTGCATGGGAGGCGTTTTTTATCCCATTTTCGTCTCTCATGCACGATTACTCTAACAGAAAGAGATATCGCCTCCTAGGTACCTTAAATGAAGCGAGAAGGGCATATGAAAACTAGAATCCATGTCAATCAACACGTTATAAAAAGGAATACAAAAACAGGTGAAAGAAAACCAGTATTAACCTGTAAAACGTACAAGGGTAATAACTACGCACATGAAGCGGTGATACTTGGACCGAGCAAGGTAATATACCGTCCCGACAAACCGCTATCCTGCGGTGCGAGGGTTTGGATAGAAACGACATCGGAGGTAATCGTTGATGCAAAAAGAACTGTTTGATCAAGGTTTGAATAAAACAGAGAAATTTAACGAAGACCACTGGAAGGGAATGCCTGAATATTACAATATAGTGGAACCAGAACCAGAAATCACAGCTACTTTTAAGTTTCGGAATGAAAAAGATTATGAACATTTCAAGGAAACAGTAAAAAAGCACTTATACGACGGAGAAAAGTGTTTTGATGGTATGCAAAGAAAGGGAAAATATCAGGCTTGGTATCCTTTGAAAGAAAAAGCGAGTAAATATAGGTATTACGACGAAAATTCTGCTAAAAATCCAATATTTTCGATTTACATTGTGAGCAAGGGAAGATGGGAACGGAATCCGACAAGGGAATGTTTGGAAGAAATGAAAATTCCTTACAGAATGATAGTGGAAGAGTCACAATATGACGATTATGCAAAATATATGGACAAAGAAAACCTGTTAATCCTGCCTGAAAAGTATAAAAAGGAATACGACACCTTTTGGAAAGACGAAGACAAGAGAACAGGGCCCGGCCCTGCTAGGAACTTTGCATGGGACCACTCCATTTCTGAGGGCCACGATTGGCACTGGGTAATGGATGACAATATTGAATCTTTTGAAAGGTTAAATAAGAACAGAAAAGTGAAATGTACCAGTGGAACGATATTTTATGTATGTGAACAGTATGTTCTTCGATATACGAATATAGGACAGGCTGGATTGAACTACACTATCTTCTGCCCTTCTTCTGATTCCAGACCTGTTGTTAAATTTAACACCAGAATATACAGTTGTCTTCTTATCAGAAACGATATTCCTTTTCGGTGGAGAGGAAGGTACAACGAAGATACCGATTTATCCCTGAGAATTATGAAAAGCGGTATGTGTACTGTTCAGTTCAACGCTTTCTTACAATCGAAAAGAGCAACACAAACTATGCGTGGAGGGAATAGTGAGGAGTTTTACGATAAAGAAGGAACAAAGAACAAAAGTCAGATGTTAGTAGATATGCATCCAGATGTATCAAAGATGTCCTATAAGTTTAATAGATGGCATCATCATGTAAACTACAAATCTTTTGAAGTAAACAAACTGAAATTAAGAGAAGATATACACATACAGGAAGAAGCGAATGAGTATGGAATGATATTAAGGGAGAGAGATGACGAGTAAAGAATGGATAACGCCAGATATATTTTTTAAAAGGTGTTCGGTAGCGTTTGGTAAGTTTGATTTAGACGTAGCGTCAGATGAGAATAATGCAAAATGCGACCTGTACCTGACAGAGAAAGAGAACGCTTTGTCAATCAACTGGTCTAAATACCTATCTGATAGAGAAATATATACTAAACATATTTGGTGTAACCCCCCTTACCATAAATTAATCTCTTGGGTATCGAAATCCATAGAGGAAGCAGAGAGAGGTTGCACTGTAGTGATGTTATTACCTTGGGGTAGATGGGCTAAGTGGCACGAATTGATAGTCAGACACGCAGAAATGGTGAGGGTAGTGGGAAGGATACAGTTTGAATTAGATGGCAATACTCCAAGTAATGCTCCCTCTTGCAATATATTAGCAATAATGAGACCTAAGATAGAAGGATTCCGCTTTCCTACAGGGTTTACTAATTCGGAGATAGACGCAAAATGAGTAATTATCTAGTTACAGGTGCATTTGGTTTCATTGGATCACACTTTGTAAATAAAATGTTGAACGAAAATCATAAAATTATTGGGATCGACTCCATGTCCACGGATTCCGATTTCTCTCTCAAACAGGAACGCCTTCACTTTTTAAATGCCTCTAGATATTTGGAATATAGAAGTAAAATACAAAAGTTTATATTTGTAGGACTAGACCTGTCGTATTCTAGTTGTATAGAAAAACTTGGGCAATTAAACGAAGAAACAAAAATAGATGCAGTCATCCATCTAGCAGGTAGTGCAGGAGTGAGGCGTTCCAACGAGGAACCAGAAAAGTACATTCGTAATAATGTGATGTCTACAGTGAATTGTTTAGAATTTTGCCGAAAATTTTCAGTCCCTAAATTTGTATTAGCCTCCACTTCCAGTATATATAGCGGTTCAAAGATGGTTCCCTTCATGGAACATGACCAGATAGGTGAAATGTTGTCGGTATATGCCGAATCAAAGAAGATGGCGGAAGAGGTTTGCTCCGTATATCACCGATTTCATGGGATTGATGTCTCTATATTGCGTTTCTTCACTGTCTATGGAGAAAAAGGCAGACCTGATATGAGTATTAGTAAGTTTATGGAATGTATCAGTAACAACAAAGAACTGGTAATGTACGGAGATGGATCGCAATCAAGGGATTATACCCATGTACAGGATATATGTGAGGGAATACAGAAGTCTTTGATATCCGTAGGCTGTGAAATATTTAATTTAGGTAGAGATGAACCAGTCAGTGTCAGGGAAATTATAGAGAAACTGGAGAATATTATAGGGAAGAAGGCAAATATACGATCTGAACCTAGACATTCTTCGGATATAGACTGTACCAATGCCGATATATCAAAGGCAAAACGTATATTAGACTGGGAACCGAAGATATCCATTGACGATGGGTTGAAAAGAGTATGGGAATATTATGGAAGATAGGTTTAATACACTCCTCGATGAGATGAAAAGGATCAACAGAGAGAAGAGACACGACTACGCTAACAAGGAAGATGTCTTCGCTAACTTCAGAATATGTGAGTTAGGGGGTATTCCTGCTTGGAAAGGATGTGCGGTACGCTTATCCGACAAGTTCAGTCGAATAATGCAATTTATGAAAGAAGAGAAACTGGAAGTGAAAGATGAAAAGATAGAAGATACCCTCCTCGATCTAGCCAATTATGCCTTAATTACCCTAATTCTATACCAAGAAAGTAGGAAATAGACCCAAAACCGAATTTATTTACTTTCACTATTTGCATTATTTGCACTATTATGGTATAATAGGAGTACAGTGCCGAAAGTTTAATAAAAATTGAGGTGAAATGTGGCAAAATTAAACAAAAAGACTGGTTTAGAGCCTAGGGAACAAAGGTTTGTAGAGAATTATCTGGAAAATGGTGGAAATGCAACTGACGCTGCCAAGAAAGCTGGATATTCAGACTCTTATTCCAGAAATGCTTCCAAGAACATACTTGGAAAACCTCGCATTAAGACCTACCTAGAGAAATTCTTCTCCAAACAAGGAATATCGGAACGTATGCACAGGGCATATATGCGTTTAGACCAAGCATTAGATGCGACTAGACCTATGAAGTTCGGTACTGGTGCAGGAATGACAGTTGAACACGTTGAAGATTGGCCTTCTAGGTTAGATGCGATTAATAAAATATTAAAGATTAAAGGGGATTTCTCTCCAGAGCAACACGAACACGTTTTTCAGAGTATGTTTGAGGGGAAAAGTCAAGACGAGAAACAACAGATACTAGACGAAGCAGATCAAATACTGCGTGATGCACAAGATAAACCAGAATGGGAAGAAGAATAGTAATTGGCTATCACCACAGTAACCGAAGCAACGAAAGTAAAACTCTCTGCCGCTAGAGAGGAAGCATTGAAAGCAATCGATCCAAAGATAAATGACGATGCGTTTCTAAACTTTTTAGCAATGGTCAAAACGAAAGACGAGAAAGACGAGGGAAAGGTTAAATTATTTCCTCGAAAGAAGTATATCAAAGATTTGGCACATCTATTCCAACATGAAAAGTTGTTACTGATTCCGAAAAGTAGGCAGATGACTATTAGTTGGTTAGCAGTTGCCTATTGTGTATGGAGAGCACTTACAAGACCAAATCAATTAATACTCTGGCAATCAAAGAACTTCGATGATGCTGCTGCGATGGTGTTTGATAGAGATGATCCACAAGTTGCGAGAGCCTCTTTCGTTTGTTGGCATTTGCCAGAATATATATTTGATCGCCCAAAACCTTCTCAAGGAAACCTTCTGTGGAACAATGGTTCCATAGTGAAAGCAATTAAACAGGGAGCAGACGTGATTCGTTCAAGGGCTGCCTCGGTTATCATCTCTGA